GACGTAGTGGTCGAGAACGAACAGGTCGAAGAGCAGGACGAAGCGGTCGATCAGTCTGGAGAAGAATCCCGGACCGAAGAGCAGACTACCGCGGAAGAGGAAAACAAGGCGGAAGAGGAATTTTCCGTCGTAATCGGCGATGAACCGGAGGAGGTTCCTCGAGGACCGGCCCCTGCGTGGGTCAAGGAGATGCGCAAGCAGAACCGCGAACTGAAGCGGCAGCTTCGGCAGCTCCAGCAAGCCGGGACTCCTGCGGGGGCTCCTCCTGAAATCGTACTCGGCGAGAAGCCGACCCTTGAAGGGGCAGACTACGATACGGTCAAATACGAGTCCGACCTTGCCGCATGGTACGCGAAGAAGCTCAAGATCGACGAGCATGCCGCCCGACAGAAAGCGGAGGCCGAGGAACATGCCCGCCGCTGGCAGGAGAAACTCGGCACCTACGAGCGGGCGAAGTTGACCATTGGGGCAGACGACTACGAGGATGCGGAAGCTGTTGTTGTTGCGAATCTTGACACCGCGCAGCAGAGCATCATCGTGAGCGGGGCAAAAAACGCCGCGCTGTTGGTCTATGCCCTGGGGAAGAACCCGACCAAGGCCGCAGCTCTCGGGGCGATAAAAGACCCCGTCGAGTTTGCATTTGCCGTCGCGCGACTGGAGGCGCAGCTGAAAGTGAGCGAACGAAAACCGGCGACCCCGCCCGAAACCCGCGTGACCGGAAGCGGCCGCGTGTCCGGGGGAACGGACGCCACGCTGGAAAGGCTCCGCGCAGAAGCGGAGAGGACCGGCGACTACACAAAGGTCACTGCCTACAAGAGGCAGAAAAACAAGAGGAGTTAACACATGGCTAATGAGTTCAGCAAAGAAGAACGCGTCGCATTTGAGGATATCCTTGAAGGGTTCCAGGACGCGCTCGTAATGGCGAAGAATGTCGCCGTTTACAGCACCGATCAGGCGGCAATGGAAAGGGCGAGTGACGTTATCTGGCGGCCGCAGCCGTATATCGCCCAGAGCTACAACGGAGAAGACCAGACGGCGAACTTCCGGGATCGGACCCAGTTGTCCGTCCCCGCGACCATTGGTCACAAGCGGTCGGTCCCGTGGGTCATGACTGCGGCGGAACTGCGTGATGCCCTGCAGGAAAAGAGGCTTGGGGAAGCCGCGAGGCAGAAGCTGTCCAGCGATATCAACGTTGCGATTCTCAATGTGGCGTCCCTTCAGGGGACTCTCGTTGTCCCGCGAGTCGGTGTCGGCGCGTCCGGGTACGTGGACGTTGCGCTGTGCGATGCGATCATGAACGAGCAGGGCGTTCCGGACTACGACCGGTTCCTCGCGCTCTCCACCCGGGACTACAACGGCATGGCGAACAACCTGGCGACTCGGCAGTATATGCCCGGCAAACCGACCACCGCTTACGAGCGGAGCTACGTCGGAACGGTGTCCGGCTTCGAGACTTTCAAACTCGACTACGCGCGGCGCATTGCTGCTGCGGCCGGCGGTGCGAACCTGACCATGAGCACTCAGGCTGCCGGCGGAAACGTGTACGTCCCGGCGGCGACCCGCACGGCGGCGACCGGTGAACGGAACAACGTTGACAACCGTTTCCAGACCGTCACCTGGAACTCGACGGCAAATGTCCGTGCGGGCGACTGCTTCACCATCGCGACCGTTGAAGCGGTACACCACATAACGAAGCAGCCCACGGGGCAGCTGAAAACCTTCCGCGTTGTGGAAGTCCTGACGGCGACCACTCTGGTCATGACCCCGCCGATGATTTCGGCGCAGGGCGGAACCGACGCGGAACGGGAATATCAAAACTGCGTCGTCAACACCCCGGCGGCCAACTCGGCCATCGTGTTCCTGAACACCGCTGCCGCTCCGTCGAACCCGTTCTGGCAGAAGGACGCCATCGAAATCCTCCCCGGACGGTATGCGGTCCCCACCGACTCCGGAGCAAAGGTCATGAGAGGATCCACCGACATGGGGATCGAGCTTGTTCTGCAGAAGCAGTATGACATCAAAACGATGAAGACTCTGTACAGGCTCGACTGTCTCTTTGGGGTTGTTAACAAACAGCCGGAAATGTCCGGCATCATGCTGTTCAACCAGGTGTAAGGGTTGGGGCCGAAAGGCCCCTACTTGAATAAAACGAGAGGAGAATGAAAACATGTCAATGAAAGTTTATCCGTTCGGATCGGTGGAAGTTGCGGTTGCGGCATCTGATATCGTTTCGATATTTTCCAAAAGCCCCGTCAAGATTTATCAGCTCAATGCTGGCCTTCCGAATATGCCTCCGACCAAAGTGCTTTTCGCCACTGCTGCGGCAGACGCAGATTATCAGTCGGGGGCTTTCGCGGCTGCTGCGCGGCTCGTCATCGAGGCAGGTCCTTCCGAGGCGTTTGTCAACATTGGGACTGCGGCTGTCCCTATTGAACGGCGCGGCCTTCGCGGGCAGGGCAACCCTGGAGTCCTGGATGCGACCGGGACGCTCACCGCCGCGATGATCGCATCTGGAATCGTGACTTCTACGACCGCGGCCGCTGTCACGGCTACCCTTGACACCGGGGCCGTGATGGACGCCGCGCTCAAGATGGAAATCGGGGAGTCGTTCGACTGGTCTGTCATCAACACCGGCGGAAACGCCTTCACCGTGACTGCGGCCGCAACCGGGCATACCATAGTTGGGACTGCCGCCGTTGCGACCGTGACCTCTGCGACATGGCGCACGAGGAAAACCGCAGCCGAGACGTATATTTCTTACAGAATCGCGTGATGTAATTTGTCCCGTCCCGGATCACCGGGGCGGGATGTCCCATGAAACTGAGGAGGTTGTCATGGAGTTCCCGAGACTGGTTTTCAAGAGCCCAGGTCCCTACTACTGCAACGGAGGGACTTATGGGCATGTCCCCGTCGAGAACATGACGGAGTACAACGCCGCGCTCGCGGCCGGGTATTCGCCGACCGTCCCTGATGCCCTTGCTGCGGCGAAAAGGCCGAAGGCGGTGGAAGAGAAGAAAGAGCCGGACGCTCCGTCCGAGTCGAAAGAGAGAGATACCAGAAGGCCGAGACGGCCGAGGAAGGCATAGGAGAAACGCCATGCCGCTGAAAAAAGGGTATTCGCGAAAATCAATCTACGCAAACATCCGGAGCGAGATGGAGCGCGGGATATCACGGGATCAGGCCGTTGCCATTGCGCTTGAAACGGCAAGGACAGCCGCAAAGAAGGCCGGGAAGCCCGGGAAAGCTCCGGCAAAGAAAAAGAAGGGCAAGAAATGAGCTACACAAAGCGGCAGCTCATCCTTGGGGCTCTTGCCGAGATCGGGCTGTCAAGCTATTCGTTTGACCTGTCGGCGGATCAGATCGAGCAGGCCCTTGGGAGGCTTGACGCGCTCATTGCATCATGGGGGGCTCGCGGGATACGTCTCGGGTATCCTCTTCCCGACTCCCCGGAGAAATCTGATGCGTACCAGGAGACCGGCCTCCCCGACTGGGCGTGGGACGCGGTGATTACGAATCTGGCGATCCGGCTTGCACCCTCCTACGGGAAGGTTGTTTCGCCCGAAACGAAAGCATCGGCACGGGAGACATACAACAGCCTACTTGCCAGGTTCGCTAAACCGGCAGAGATAAAGTTGGACGCGCTTCCCGCAGGCGCAGGGCATAAAGAAGTGGGGGCTCCGTTCCTTGAGCAGTCTGCCGATTCGATTGACGCAGGCCCGGACGGTGGAATAGACTTTAATTAGGGAGGCCGTAATGGGCGTTCAAATTTATCAGTTGTCCGAAGTTGCGACGGGATCGGCCGGACAGCAGTTTCCGGTTTTTGATCCGTCGAAGGGGGATACAAGAAAAATCTCCCTGTCAACGCTTCTGGACTGGCTCAAGACGCAGCTTTCGGTTGGACGCCCGGAGGCCGCGACGCAGTATGCCGCGCCGTCTGCTACGGGGTTTTCCGTCGCGATAAAAGACGGGCCGGAGGATGTCCACCTGATACTTACTCCTGCGGCAGGATATGCCGACGGGGAGATCGTCCTCCCGTCTTCGGTGAATGCACGTGACAAGCAGCTTGTCATCGTGAACTGTACGCAGACGGTCGGGACTTTGGTCGTTGACGGGAACGGCGCGACTGCGGTAACAGGAGCACCTGGATCGATTGCCGCAGCGAACGAGTTTTTCACCATGTGCTACGATCTCCCTACAAGCACATGGTACAGGATAGGGTAGAGGAGAAAGAAATGAGTACAGCCCTTCAGAATAGAAACAAGGATCCGTACAACAGACAGCAGCCCATATATGTTGACGACCGCGGACGGCAAATGGTCAATCCGGGCCTTGACGGGGACGTCTATTCTCTGGTGCTCCCACCGGTGGCCGTTGGGGCGAACAAGGTCTTCATGGACCTGTTCAACGGATCGACGGACAAGAACGTCGAGATTCAGTCCATCGTTCCGGTCATGTCTGGCGCGGTCGCCGTTACGGGGACTTTGGCTGTTAACATCTGGCTCACGCGGACATCGGCGGTAGGGACAGGCGGGACTGCTGCGACGGCGGAAGGGGCGAATATCGCCAACCCGACAGTCTCAAAGCTGGACCCTGCGTCTCCGGCCCTTCCGGCGACGATAACGATGCGGTCGGTTCCCGGAGGAGGCGCGACTGCCGGGGCTGTTCTGTCGTTTGAATCGCAGTTTTCTGAAGAAACGAACACGGCCGCATATTTCCGGAACAACCTGGTGAAAGACTCGGCCCGTCTTGTGATTCCCCCGAATACCGGGATCAGGATCGTGCAGGGGACTGTTGCGTCTGCCGGGAACCTTGGGTTCGTCATCACATTCGCGGTGGTACGGAGATAAGCCTTGCAAGTCCCGATCCTGAGCGGCATCTATGCGGACGAGTCGGCAAACTTTATCAATGCCTACCCTGTCAACATGGTGCCGGTTCCGTCTGCGACAGGATTGTCATCCGGGTATCTGCGCGTCGCCGATGGTGCTTCGAGGCTGGGACCGGGAGAAGGAACGCCGCGAGGCGGGATCTGTTGGAACGGCCGCCTGTTTCGGGTTTCGGGAACAAAGCTGATCGAGATTGACAAAGACGGGACTTACGTTGTCCGGGGAGACGTTGGCGCAGGCGGGCCATGTTCGCTTGTCTATTCATTCGACCGGCTTGCGATTTCGTCCGGAGGGAATCTGTATTACTGGAACGGGGTCGCGCTTCAACAGGTCGTTGACGCGAACCTTGGGGTATGTCGGGCGGTTGTGTGGGTTGACGGATATTTCGTTTCGACCGACGGAGAGTTTCTTGTCGTCACGGAGCTGTCCGACCCGATGACGGTTGACCCCTTCAAGTACGGATCATCAGAAATCGATCCCGATCCTATCGAGACTGTCCTGAAACTGCGGAACGAGGTTGTCGCGGTCAACCGGTACACAATCGAGTTTTTCAACAATGTGGGCGGGAGCGGATTTCCATTTCAGCGAGTTGAAGGCGCGCAGATTCAGAAAGGGGCAATCGGGCCGCACGCAGCATGCATCTATGCTGATACGGTTGCGTTTCTGGGAGGCGGCCGAAGCGATGCTCCGGGGATATATCTCGGGGTTAATGGGTCGGTGCAGAAGATCAGCACATACGCGATAGACGCTATTCTCGCCCGGCAGACTGAGGCCGCCCTTGTGACCGCAGTGCTTGAAGTCCATGAGTTTCAAGCGCACTCACATTTGTGGGTCAGGCTCCTTGACCGCACGCTCGTATATGACGTCGATTCATCGCGGCAGGCCGGAGTCCCTGTGTGGTTTCAGCTCACGACTGCGAAGTTGGGATTCGGGGTTTACAGGATCGTTGACCCTGTCTGGTGCTATGACCGGTGGAATGTCTGCGACGTGAACAACGGTGACATCGGGGTAATGACTCCCGACTCGGCCCGGACGTTCGGGGAAATCTCCCGGTGGGAGTTTGCGACGGCACTCGCCTACAACGAGGGCCGAGGGGCTCTGTGGAATCAGCTTGAGCTGATATGTCTTGCCGGCCGGGTTGAGGCTGGAGATGATCCGGTAATTTCTACGGCGTACACTTTGGACGGCGAGACATGGAGTCAGGAGCGGCCGATCAGGGCCGGTGTCAAGGGCGACAGGATGCGGCGTCTTGTCTGGTTTCAGCAGGGGTTCATGAGGAACTGGCGGGTCCAAAAATTCACCGGGGACTCAAGGTCCAGAATATCGGCGGCGCGTCTTGAGGTGCAGCTGGAGGCTCTTGCGGTATGAGTACGGCATCGAAGCTTGCCCTGTCGAGAAAACAGCTTGCCGTTATATGCCATGACGACCAGGAATCGATCCGGCTCATGGAGAGGCTCTTTTCCGTCGGCGACAGATTCGAGGACACCGTCTGGGTAGATATTGACCATCCGATAATTATTCGCTCGGCCGGGGCCGGAATCCCGGTTCTTGCCGCAGTTGGCGGTAACATCACGATGCCGCGCTGGGCGGTGAATGATGCGCACATTTGCGAGGCGCAGGAACTTGTCCACGGATGGGTCGAGGGAAGCGAGGTCCAGTGGCATATCCATCTCACGACGAACGGAGTCGATGGGACTGATCGATATGTCAAGTTTACCTTGGAATATGGGTATGCGGCTCCAGACAACGCATGGGTGTTCCCGGCCCTTCTCACGAGTCCGGAGCTTCTCATTCCGGCGGGGACTCCGGACAGGACGATGATCGTCATGAATTTAGGGTCGTTCACACCGAGCGGACTGGGGATCGGGTCGCAGACGGTGGCGCGGCTCAATCGGATCGCCGCCGTCGGGGCCGCTCCGACGTCCGACCCGTTCGTGCCTATATTACAGATGCACATCCAGGTTGACACCCTGGGTAGTCGAACCGTGATCGCAAAGTAGGAGACTGGAGATGGCTTTACCGTTACTTATTCCGGCCGCCGCGATTGGAGGGGCGTCCCTGTTGTCGGGGCTTATCGGAGGAAGCTCGCAGTCTGCTGCGGCCAGGGCGCAGGCGCGGGAAATGCAGCGGATTCTCGGGCCGTACACCAACGCTGGCGCCGCCGCGCTCGGTCAGATGCAGGGGCTTCTCGGAATGGGGACTCCGGAGGAACAGGCCGCGCTCATTGCGTCAATTGCCGAAGGGCCCGAAATGCAGTCTATGCTCCAGCAGGGCGAAAACGCGATGCTGCAAAACGCCGCCGCCACCGGCGGGCTTCGGGGGGGGAATCTCCAGGGAGCCCTTGCGCAATTCAGGCCGCAGCTTCTGTCGCAGCTTATCCAGCAGAGGATGAGCCAGCTCGGCGGCATTGCCGGAATGGGGGCGACTGCGGCAGGGCAGCTTGCTGGACCATCGGGTCAGGCGGCCGCTGCAGCGCGTCTCGGACAGGGGATGATGTGGAACGCACTCCCGAACGCCCTGTCGTCTGGACTCGGGCTCTATGCCGGACTCGGCGGGTTCGGAGGGGGGACAGGTGGTGGTGGAGGATCTCTTGTTGGGGGCCGCATTGACGCAAGCGGAGGGTGGTGATGTCCGACATAATGAACTTCGGTTTCCAGGACCCGCTTCAGAGTTTCCTCCGGATGTCGGAATTCGGGAGCGGAATTGCGAAACAGCACGCGGCCGGTCTTATGGCTCAGGCGAACATCGCGGAGGCCCAGGCGAAGCTTGAAGCGGCCCGCATCGCCGCCGCCGCCGACGCGGAAAGACAGGCGCGTGTCGATGAACTCATGGAGAAGCTTCGCAAGCCGGGAGCGAAGCCCCAAGACTATCTGAAACTCTCGATGTTTCTCCCGAAAGACCAGGCCAAGGCGATCCAGGATGCCGTTGTGCAGATGCGCGAAGAGGAAAAGGCTGTTGCACTAAAAGAGAGCTCAAACATATTTTTCGCTCTTAACTCAAACCGTCCCGATCTTGCGATTAAATATCTGCAAGCTTCGGCGGCCGCAGAGCGTAGCGTCGCTAATGAAGACGGGGCCATGGCTGCGGAAAGCTATATCCGAGATATTGAGGCAGGCGGGAAAGAGCGAGAATCAGTAGAGGCTCTTTTCGGGATGCAAACGGCCGCCATTCCGGGTGGCAAAGAGGCGATGGAAGCCTATTCGAAATTTAAGGAAGAAAGACGCCTCGCGACCCTGTTCCCGATCCTGCAGAAACAGAAAGAAGCCGATATGAAGAGGGCGACGTCGGAGGCGGAGAAGGCCGAGATTGAAGCTAAATACGCCGAGCGAATGCAAATTGAAGAACTTAAAGTGAAAGCCGCAGATGCGGGGTTGAAAGACGCGCAAAGAGATAAATATCTCGCAGAGGCGCGGAATCTTGACAAGGAATTCGCCGACCTCCTGCTTGAGAAAGCGGCAAAAGAGGCTCGCGGCGGTCTTGATGCTAAGGACATCATGGACCTTGAAGACGGGCTGCGCAAAGAGGTCGATGCAGGGAGTAAAGACTTCCGGCTTATCGACAGTCAGTATCAAATCATCAAGGGGTCATCTGATACCGGCCCTGGAGACCTGGCGCGAATCTTCGCCTTTATGAAAGCGATTGATCCTACCTCTGTGGTCCGAGAAGGAGAACAAGCCCGCGCAGCAAACGCAGGAGGAGTCCCAAGTGCGATATGGTCGATCTACAACAAGGCTCTTGGTGCCGGGAAATTGAGTCCGCAATTACGCGCCGAGTTTACGCGTGAGGCCGAAAAGATATGGAAAATCGCGAAGGCGAAAAACGACCTTATTATGTCGCGGGCTGAGGTGATCATAAGGAATCGGAAGCTGAACAGGGACAATGTTTTTGCGCCTGAGGAACAAGCCCCTGCGCCGCAAGGCGGTACAGCTCCTCCCCGGAGGAGAGTGGAGGTTGACTACTAATGCCGGAAACCTATGAATTGGGAACAAAGGACGGGATCGTCATTACCGACATCCCCGACACGATAAAGAAGGACGACCCGATCCTGAAGGCGATGGTTGCGGCTATGCGGGCGTCAGGGCAGAAAACGAGGACGTTCTCAGGGGCTCCTCCTGCTGCGGCTCCCGGCCCTTTACCGCAGACTCCCGCTGGGGCTATTGTCCCTGCTTCCCCGGATGCAGTGGCCGATGGTGGGGCTTCTCCAACGCCCGGTGTTCCTGCGGCTCCTCCCGAAGAGCCGAAAACTGACATCGGCGGGCTCATGGGGGCGGCTATCCGTGGTGCCGGACCGTATGCTCTTGCGGCCGGAACCGGCGCACTGCTGGGGGCGCCACTTGCCGGGGTAGGAGCGGTCCCTGGGGCCTTGGCTGGGGTGGGGGCTTACGGTTTGACGCAGCTTGTCGGCGACCCGCTTGTTGATCTGATAAATGGTGTATTCGGGACGAAGTTTGAACGACCGACAAAAGCCCTGCAGTATGTGTTCGACTCGCTTGGGATCGAAAAGGCAGACACCGCGGCGGAGCGCGTCGTCCAGGCCGCGGCTTCCGGAGCCGGAGGAGCTGCCGGAACAATCGCGCTAGGACAGGCTCTGGCGTCCGGTGCGAAGACCCTTTCTCCTTCATTCGCTGCCGCGCTTGGTGATGCACTATCGGCAGGAGCGCGACAGAACGTAGCCGGAGCGATAGGTGGAGGAGCCTCTTCACAGGCGGCCGCAGAACTTGGATTGCCGCCATGGGCGCAATTTCTTGCCGGAATCGGTGGAGGCGCGGCCATGTCGCATCTTGCCGGAAAGACTCTCGGGCCTCCTCCAGGGAAGACCGCCCCAATTGCCGAAGCTGATACGGCAGGAATCGATATCCTCACTACAGATGTCCGGCCGCCCAAAACTGCATTTGGGAGATGGGTCCAGCGGCGGACTGAAGAGTTGCCGTTTGGACCTGGAAGGATGAGGAAAGCACAAGTTGAGCAGAGACAAGAGGCTGTTAGGAATGTCCTTCGTGAATATGGGGCCGATGATTTAAGCGGGCTGTCATCCGAGGTTATGGATGATCTCATGCGGACGCGTGGTGACAAGTTAAACTCGCTTGTTCGTCAGAAAACAGATGTCATAAAAAGCCTGCCGCAAACCGGAGTTCCGATGCCTGCAACAATGGCAAAGATCGACAAGGCAATCGCGACGCTTGACGGAATGAAGACGAAACAGGTGAAACCGGTGATCGATGTTCTTTCAGACTGGAAGGACGCCATCCAGAGCCAGGACATCGAAACTGTAGAGCTTCTCCGAAAACAAATAGGAGAGGTATTTACGGCTCCAGATATGGCGTCTGTTCGCACGACCGGAGAGAAAATCCTTTCCGGGATTTATGAGGCCGTCAATGATGACATGGGGTCGTTTATCAAAACGGCCGGTGGACAACAGGCATATACGAAATGGCGCGTCGCAAACACTGAACTTGCGAAACTTGCAAGAGAGCTTGAACGTCCGGCCCTGAAAGCTGCTCTGGAAAAAGGTGCTGAAACTCCCGAGGCGGTATATGGACTGCTGTTTTCGCGGAAAAGATCGGATGTGCAGTCTCTGTATCAGAATCTATCTCCTGCAGGCCGTGCGGCAGCAAAGGCGGCAATTCTTGCAAAAGCCGCAGGCACAGCCGGTCCAGATGTATCCCCAGGTCGATTCGCCGACGGAGTAAAGCGGATGGCAGATCAGACTGGCGTCTTTTTTGATCCTGATGACAAGCGAATCGTGGAAGGGCTTGTTCGGGTGCTGGACTACACAAAGCACGCCGCAGTCGCAACGCAGACACCTCCCACCGGCGTCCAGGCCGTTCTCCCAATCGGGATGATGGCGGCACAGTCGTGGCTGTCGGATGTTACTGGCAGCAAGCTAATGGGATTCGGAGGGGCAATCGCTGCCGGGCTTGGACTCGGAAAGGTCGCGCAAGTTTTTGAGTCTAAACCGGTGCGTGACATCCTGATGAAACTGCCGACAGTGGCACGCGGATCTCCGGAAGAACTTGCCCTGGTGAAGCGGCTCCTGGCCGCAAGCTATGTCGTCAACCAGAAGGAGAACAAATAGATGGCTACAGAAGTACGCGCCCCATACAATGTCTTTTTCGGGGAGGACGGATACCCGCTTGAAGGAGGGTACATCTTCATCGGCGTGTCGGGCCTGAACCCGCTGTCGAATCCGCAGACGGCATACTGGGATTCGGCTCTTAC